GATACCCAGAATCACTCTATGAGTGGAGGTGTTCGAAATACTAGGAGAAACCTTCTTTTTGAAGGATCTCTTAGCTTTCCGATTTGACTTCAATGCCCCTGTCACAGTTAATCTATCACCGAGTTTCATTGCCCTACTTAAAAACTTTAAGTTTGACAATGGACCATCGATTTTAGCTTTAACAGCGTCACCTTTCAATTTCTGAACGGCTCGATCAGGTAATGATAATAACTCGTTTACACGAGCAATACCATCAACTGCATCGATCCAATCAGTGATAGGTCGCTCCACTAAGGCCATCATCTGGTTCTTAGTGGGACGGACTGGAGGCTCAATCGAAAAAGATGCGAAACTAAAAGGAGTGCTAGGCATTGAAACATATATCATATTGTTCAATTCCTGAACTCTCTCTTTTAGATCGGATCTAATGGATTTGAAAAAATAATTCATAATCCAATTTGCCGCGTCATTGGTAGGTACATTAGACCAGTTCATATAATTCAAACTGGTTAATGGTGCTTTCCCAACATAACCCGGCATCATTCGATAAGCCATTTCCTGTGCTAATTTGAATGACTCTTTTTCAAGGTCAAAAGTATCGACAAAAGTCTTTACTTGAGATCTTAAAATCTGTTCAAATAGATTTGAAAAGACCATTCAGGTTACCCCAAATACTCTTTCCACTTCCACTTTACTATCAGGCTTGGTACAATCTACTAAAAGAGATCTTAAAGAACCGATTTGGATACGGTTTAAAAGATTCTTGTAAATTGCATCTTGGGCCTGCCGCATCTGAGGAATAACCCCAGACATGAGAGTTTCAAAAGACAATAATCTTGAAGAAACGAACATGTTCATCAAGGCAAAAAGAGAGTAATTTAATGCTCCTTTATCCTTTCTGGTATGCCGTAAGATGTTCTCAACCCATCGCACTACTTTGTTCTTGACAATTCCCTTACGTATTAATGAATACGCAATGGACGCCCTTCCCATCATAGTGTTTTGAGAGATATACATCTTTCAAGATATTGCAGAAACGTTCTCCCCACCACTAATTGTGTTCTTAGCGAACTCAATAGTGTCATTGGTAGCGACAACGCTCTTAGATGTATTGATAGGGACCCCGATACCTTCCATTATGGATAAGTATTCGAGAGCCACATCAGTATCAAATAAGATAATGTCATCTCCCAATAATTCATAGTTTTCGTACCACTGCCCTAGCAGGAC